AATTTCTTTTAATTTTTTTAAGAAATCACCTTTTAATTTTTCAAAATTAGGTTTAATAACATTATTAAAAAATGTTTGTACTCCTTCACTTGTATACGTCTCGTCTCCAAGATAAACTATTGTTGGCGCTCTTTCCACATATCTTGTAGATTGTAATGCAATATATCGTTCATACCAACTATCAAATGGTTTTGATGATGTTACCGCATATGAACTTGTACACTCAGGACAATCATTATGAAAATAAAAGGCATAATTTAAAAATTCTTTTAATTCAGCACTACCATCAACTAAAGATGTTGCATTTTTTACCGTACTATTATCACCAACTTTCAATGGTAGACCATCAGCACCTGAAGCGTCACCCGTAGTAATTAATTTAGAATCAACAGGTATTTCAAACGCCACTTGACCCAACTCTTCATTGGTCAATCTTGGGTTGTTTAATATTTGTTGGTATGTAAATAAATCTCTTGTTGGTATTGTATTAAATTTAATACCCAATTCATACATATCATATTTTGTACATCCCGCAAAGAATGATTCAACAATTGAATCCACCCTTTCTTTTGCAACACCAGCTAATTGTTTCTGAATAATAGTATTCATGATTGCGGGGTGATCGACAACCATCTTCCAACTTATACTACCTTTTCTTGAAGTATTTTTATACGTATAAATTGGTTCAGGTCTACCCAAGAAATCTGTTGAAGTGAAATCAGGTGCACTATCATCACTAAATAAAATATCATATGGTGGAAACCACATGACTCTACCCCCGTTTGGTCCTTTTTCACAAACAGGTAAATCATCGTAAGTAAATCCAGGTCTATCTGAAGTTCTCCAAGCTAAATTCTCAATAGAGAACATATATTTTTTAACTTTGTTATCTACAATGTTTGTTGATCCCGGATTCTTAAGTGGAGCAATGTTAAGATTATATGTCTTATCTAAAACTGAATACGAAAATTTTCTACCTTCAGTTGTAATACCATCACTTTTTTGTAAGTCAGCATATGTAAAGTAAGGTGTGTCCTTTTGGAACACTCTACAGTACTCTATTCCCGCTTGAGACCCATCAGCTTGATCAGTATAAGATAATACCATAGAACCCTTTGTCATCTCTTTGTATCCATCGTTGAATACCTTAGATACTTGGTTAATTGCATTACCTACGTGTTTTAATCTTGCTTGTCCTTGTACTTGATCCGCAGAATTAATAAGTCTTTGTGTCTTATCTAAGATTGAATCACCTTTGAAATCAATATCTGTTGATTGGTATCTACCATAATCACTTCTAATTGTTTCAAATTCATTATCTAATCTTGTAACGGCTCCACCAGGACCTACTTTAAATCCTGCGTTGTCTTTATATTTTGGTGATGTCCAAATAAATTGACCATCAATACCACCACCATCGGTGTATGATTTTCCTTTTAAACCAAATTGTAATTGAGCTTCATTACCTTCATATAGAATACCAAGTTCTTGTGGCCCATAAACAATAGTTTGTACTTGTCTACCATTTTTCCCAATTGGAACTTGATTTGCGGGAGAGTCAATCTGAGAAGGTTCAGAATTTGGACTACCTACGTAGTATCCACCACTTTGTGCTTTATTTTGATCAAATAATCTATCAATTGCAGTTGTTGCACCTTGTATGATACCTCTACTGTATGCCGGTCTATATTTATTATAATCTAAACTTGAAAATAATACCGATCTTTGTCCAAACCCTGTGTTTGCAACAAATATTTCAGAAGGATTTTTAAACTTATTTAATATTGGACCTAAGAATCCACCCGTTAAATTATTTGCAACATTTAACGCCGATTCAGTTTGTGGATTATCAATAAACGATTCATCAAAATAATCACCAGGAATAAATGACACAGGAAAATATGTTCCCGTTAACCTATTTGCCAATGTAACCGCTGCGGTTATTGGATTTTCAGGTACGGTAATTCTCCAATTTTTTGTAAAGAATGGTTGTTGACCTGTGGCAACCATACTTGCACTAAACGGATCCTGTAATGAATCTAAATTAACCCTTCCAACAGTTGCTTGTAATAATTCACTTGCAATTCTTTCCTCAAATAAACTTTTAAGTTGAGCCGCACCAATCTTTGCTAAATACGTATCTTGAGATAATGGACCGTTAGTTCCATTTGGATTATCGCTAAAAATTATCTCGTATGGTGAATATGATGAGGTTACAAATGTTGAGGGATCCCAATATGGTGTATACATTTTAGGATTACCAACTACATCGGTTATAATAACTAAATCTTTATAACCACCTTCAGGTCCATAAATGTTTTGTACGTAAGCAGCATCAATATAAAACTCATTAACTAAATCTAATACTGTATCAGTAGGTGCGTATGGACCTGAATTTGATTCCACAGGTAGTGGTGCTCCAGGTACAGAATATTTTCCATCATAACCACCTTCAGGTCCGTATTCATTAAGTGAATATAAACTATTTGCAAGTTGGTTTGTTGAAATTAATCCGTTTGGTGAGTCAATAACATTTGCAACAGATAAATTAGTTTCGTAATTAACACTATTACTACTAGGAGAATAAGATCCTGGTACAGAATATGGTTGTAAATTACGGGCTAATAGTATATCCCTAAAATTTGAAGAGGACGCAAACGATAATGTACTATCCGACATACTTTTTTATTAATAAATACCTTGAGAATTTTTTTATAAAAAACATAATTTTAAGAATTTTCTATTTCTTATCCGCCATAAGTCCTGCGTTATTATCAGTTATCCATTTAGTTAAGTATAATTTACCTTCAGGTGTATCAAAAAATCCAACTACCGCATTTTTTATATCATTTGTAGAATTAGCAGGTAAATTAGTCCCAATTAAATTAACATTCATATTTACATCCGCAGTTGTTTTTGTCTCAGTAGATCCACCTTTTGTAAGTTGATCCATAAATGATGTAAGAGATGTTAAAACTGAATTATTTGGATCAAATGTTATTTGAGTTGGGTTTACGCCAGCTGAAGAATATTCTTTAGAAGTCATATTAATTATATCCGTAGTTGTTTTAAGTAAAACATTTGCCCCGCCTTTAGTAAGATCACCACCAATTTTCACAAGAGCGTCTGTAGCTTCAACTAAAGTTGCCGAAACTGAGTCCCAAGTAGCGTTACCTTGAAAGAATTTAACTAATTGTTCTTCTAAAGGAGTAAGAACTGAAGTTGCCGCTCCCCTAACATTTTCAGTTGTAATATCTTTAGTTAAATTTGTTGCGGCTATTGCTCCGGCATTATTAATAACATTATAAAACCTATCCATTGTTGGTGTTGATGCCTTACCAAGATTTACCGCCTGTTTACCCGCATTTAAAGAGGTATTAATTTGTTCTAATGCAGTTAATTGTTCTAAAGCAATTTGTTCAATTGTTTTATTTTCATTTGATTGTTGTTCTTTTAATTTTGTAATTTGATCTGCCGTTAAATCTTTAACATTAATGTCCTCCAGTTCACCTGTTTTATCATTTTTAATTTGAAGTACAGCCTCACCACCTTTCATTTGGGCCATATTAGCAATTAACAATTTATCCTCTTCAGATGACGCTAAACTTGGGAATTTAATTTTACTCATCTTCATGTCCAAATCAGCACTCTTAATTGACATATTTGCTAATTCAGTGGCACTCATACCCATTGCTTGCGCAACTTCTCTTAACCTACGTTTTGCGCCAGGTAAAATTTCAAAACCTGTACCGTCCGCCTTTAATTTAGTAAATTCTTTAGAAACATTAATTATTTCTTTTTGTAACGCCTCAGGATCATTTTGAGCTAAATCCATAGCTTTTAATGGGTCTAATAATGCACTACTTGAAACACCTAAACGTTGTAATGCTGCCGACATCTCAATTGCCTTTTCAGGTGACATAAGGTCCTCCGCCATTTCAAATGTGGTCGCCATGTCAATACCTAACATAGACGCTTGTGCTGCCATTTTGGCCAACCCTTTGACTCCAGTGTCAAAATTATATAAATTTAATTGTTTTAAATTAGTAACAACCTCTTGTGAAACCGCCTTTACGTTTGTACCAACACTTTTAGCGTAATTTGCAACTTCGGCCATTTTATCACCAACATCATATAATGAAATACCAACACCCTTAAAGTCTGTTGCTAATTTACCCACACTTACCCCCGCCACATGAGACGCTACCGTCATCTCAACAAGAGCCTCTTTACCTAAAGAAGTGTTAATACCCAACGTTTTTGGTATATCTGTCATAGCATCTAACGCAGCGTTTTCTGTAATTCCAAGTCTGATCATTTCAGGTATTGCATCGGCAATTGTTGTTTTCATTTCAGACATTCTAGCCTTACCAAGACCCAACGAATTTGCCATTTCTTGAGCGGATTCTCTTAAAAAATCGGCTCCTTTAAAATTTTCTGGATTTGCAGCGGACTTATAATCTGCTATAGCAGATTCTAGTCCTGTTGTTATCTGTGCACCATCAAAAAGATCAGTTATATATTTTTTTTCTGTGTTTTCAGTTTCACCTCGGTTCTTCAAATATTCTCTTTGTTCTTTAACTTCTTCACCATCAGATTTACCTTGGTTATAACCGTTATCAACAAGGGTTTGTATATGCTTCGATATCTCTTCGTTGGTTGCATTCTTAAAATCAAATGGTCTACCCATAATTAGTTTTTACAATAAATATTTAAGTATTAAGTTTTGGGCGTATTTTCCTCCACTATCTTATCTAAGAGATATCTTCTAATGTAGGTTGGAAGTTTTAAGAAATCGTTATACGATATCCTCAAGAATTTTGCCAAATAATAAAATTCGTCTAATAAAAATTTTGAGTGATTAGAAGAAAGGCCGAAAAAACTCCACCCCAAAGTTGATGATGACATCGACTTTTTCTCCTGATGGGGCGTAAACTGTTTTCCTTAAATCCAATCTCGGTTCGTTTTCTTTTAGGAAATTTCTTATGAACTTAGAATCACCAATTGGCATATTTTGACAAAATACGCTTATTCCATTTCTATCTGAACTACCATTTAATTCCAAAATAGTTTTATTTAATCTTGTTGTTATCGTAGGTGCGGTATACCCTACAGGGTATGAGTCAATTATTTTAGCAATTTCAATGGTGTCATATAAACTTAACATTTTAAGTTTAACATCCGCGTTTGATTTTGGTAATTTAACCGTAAATGTACCATCTTCATCAGGTTGTACTTTTGGTCTTGTCAAATTTAACTCATCTAACATAATAGATGCTTCAAATGTTTGACCGTTTGATGGGTCAACAGTTGTGATTCTATATTCAGGACCAAATGATGTATTACGTAAAAATAAAAGGATTGCTTCAATATCACTTTCCATTAATTCTTCAGGTCTTAAGTCCTTTTCATAAAGTTTATTTCTTAATAAGGGTAAAACAACACCCTCATTAATAGATTTTCTTGATTCAATATTAACTAAAATATTTTCATCACTTGCGGTTAAGTAACCAACCTTAACACTTTTCTTTTTTGATTTGTAGAATAAACCACCTGAAGGTAGTGTTACCACGTCATGTGGTAAGTTAAAATCCATTTGCCCATGAGAGGCCGTGTCTTGATCCATTTTTTTTTATATTTTTTAATTTATTATTGCACAAAAAACCGTATACATCATAAATGTACACGGTTAATATTAAAAGTAAATTTTTTTAGTATACTAATATACAACGATCCATACGAATACTTGAAGTGATTCCAACAATCTTATCACTAGAATAATCTAATGTTCCACCATCATACCCTGTTAACCAAGCTCCTTCTAAAATCCATTTCTCAACAACAACCCCTGTTGGGTCTAACATTTCCAAGTCCACATTTTTCTTGTATCCTGCGGCATAACCCATACGACCTGTAACAGACTCCGCACATAGACGAATCCATTCCATAACCGCTTGAGACGCTGAAG